CAGCCTACAAGGGGCAACCTTTAAATACCCTCTCTATAATGGTATAAGTGATGACTATGACCGACATCGACACATTAGCAAATCAATTAAAGAGCCTGTCAGCCAAACAGCTTCAACAGCTGTTAAGTGCTACATCGAACCGAGAAGGTTCCGAATACAGACTTAGAAGAAATGCCCACACTGAGGCATACTTCCAACGTGTAAAGGAAGAAGGATTATATCCTCATAACTATGACACCTTTACTCAGTTCAGAGAGGTATTACCTTGAGTGACGCAGTTTCTAAGTTTAATAACTATATGACTCAGCATACAGACAAAGTCCCTTTGTTAAGCGTTGAGTCGATTGAAGATAAACGTTTCAGCGTGCTGAGGGATTTTTTATCTCAGTGCTTCGACGGTATAGAAGACAATGCTTGGTCAGTTTCTACGAACTTAGGAAAGTTTGTGGACTCTCTCAGCACAATGGAACAAAAAGATATTAATACCTTAACACGAACTGTGAACAAATATGAAGTGAAAGGAGAATCAGGTGGTGTATATGGTGAGAGGACATATGGATATGACCGAAGCCGTGTTGACCGTCAACTGATAAGAAGAAGGAGGCCGAACTGATGAAGTATATAGCATTAGAATGTCATAAACATATAATTCTCGATTCAGGTGAGATAGTGTTCTTAGAAAAAATATATGCTGAGGACTTACTATGAACTGCGTAGATTGTGGACAATACTCAACTTATGACACAGGTGGACATGAAGTGAATAAATATTCATGCGAACACTGTTTAGTAGATGATTACATTACAGGTGAACTATGAGTAGAGGATACGCTAAAGGAAGACCATCCCCATCTCAGTCAGCCACATGGTATGACGAGTGGACTGAGAGAACAGGTGGAGATGGTGAAACATGGCACGTGAAAAGAGATACACGTGGAACTAAGAGATGGACAAAAGGGAAAGCACCCGAGTGGACACACGAACTGAAAGCCGATGATGATGAATATGAAACAACAGAGACTCTCAGTTCAGAGACCGAAACGCTTATAAAGGATAGTATATCTGAGGAAACAATGGAAAAAGAAACCGAACACGAGGGTTTAGGTGCGTTGTTTGGTGACCCTGTCACCGACGCATACGAAGACCCCACGTCAGCTGAGGAATCTACCCCCGAAGAAGTGGTAGCTGAAATAGAAAAAGACACAGTAATGTCTAAACTGAAAGGTTCAGTCAATGTGCCCGAAGAGTTTAAATTTGCTGATGACATGACTTTCTATACTATGTTGAGAAATATCTTTAGAGGTAAAAACATTCTCATCACAGGACCGTCAGGTTGTGGTAAGTCAAGTCTCGGTAAGATATTAGCTGAGATAACTGCAAAGGACTTTTATAGTTTTAACTTTGGTGACACTATGAATCCCTCAGCTAAGCTACTCGGTGACACTAAGTATGATAAAGAATCGGGAACATGGTTTAAACCCTCTCGGTTTGTAAATGCCATACAAGGGGATTCATTTATTATGTTAGATGAGGTCACCCGTGACCGAACAGGTGACTTAGCTAATATTCTTATGCCTGTATTAGATGGTCAAAAGTATTTAGCTTTAGATGAAAGTGAGGATGCTGATACTGTCTCAGTTAATAAAGGGGCGTTCTTTTACGCAACTGCTAACATAGGAAGAGAGTATCTCGGTGCATCTCATGACTTAGACCGAGCATGGAAAGATAGATTTACAGGTGGTATATATGAATTAGAGTATTTACCATCTCATAAAGAAAAGGAACTGATAATGAATCGCAACCCTCAGCTCTTTGATGATGATGCTGATAAGATTGTAGACTTTGCTAAGAGAGTCCGTGACTTATATAGTTCCGATGAACTATCAACAGCAGTCTCAACACGTATGTGTTTAGCCGTAGCTGAGTTAGTCGTTGATGGTATGGATATAGTAGAAGCATTGAAACATACCTGTTTACCATTCTACCCTGTTCAAGGTGGAGATGATACTGAGAGAGTTCGTATCATACAGGTTATCCAATCAATGGGTGAATAAATGGTTAAGAAGAAAGTATTACGTAGAAAGCACACGTATTGGCATCAGTTGGCTAAGTTCCTTATACTGAATGGTTTTAAACCAACAGTCATAGGACATATACTAAAGGATGTATTCCCCGAAACTGAGGTAAATGGTAGACACGTAGGTGCTTACAAAAGAAGATTGCTTCAAGATGAGGATATTATCGTTCCGAAGAAAGCAACAATGACACTTAATGAAGTGAGAGATATGGCTGATGGCTTAGTCACTAACGAAGATAGATTTATCTATAAGTGTGTTATCGGCTCAGCTAAGAGAAGTCTTAAATGTTTTGAGTATAAGTTTACGAACGAAGATAAAGACTTAGTAAGTGAGGTAGATAAATGGATTACGAAGATACAGTAGACACGTGGGCTGATGATGACAACGATGACTTTTGTTATGGTTGTGATGATTGGACTGAGGATGATGGTCACGGCAACTGTAATGCCTGTGGTAATAAATATACAACTGTCGACCCTTTCATTACTCCCTCAGTAGCGAAAGTATATAGTTCACCGGCACCAACTGTCTCAGCACACGGTGATGTATGGAACAGAGGTTCAGGTTATACATGGGGCACAGGTTCTTATTGGAATAGTGGAGTCACCACCTCAGCTTGGGGTAGCTGGACTCGGTCGACAACAGACAGTGCACGTATGTTAAAACATAAGAGACATTTAGATTCTCTTTGTAAAGTAGTAGACCCAACTGTGAAACATACATTACACTACGCTACTGATAGTAGGAACTACTCTAACATGAAGAATGGAACTATCTATGTTGATGGTGCTTTGATTGAACATGATGATGAAAAATTAGATATTGTAGCTGGTCTCTCAATTCACGAGAAGCTACACTTAGTTCATACTCAACCACTAACAACGTGGGAAAGGTCATATTCTTATGATAACAATTTAAATGATTCTCAGTCGAGATTACTACATAATATCGCTAATATTATAGAAGATGAGTATATAGAATCTCAGTTAGCTAAGACTCATGCTGGATATGTTATGTATATTGAGAAAGTAAAAGAACACTTCTTTGGTAAACATGGACACAAGATAGATGAAATGAGTGGCAATCCGATTGCTGATGTTATGAATACTCTTTTAGCGATGGTAAGATACCCTCAGTCTATTAGCCCAGAACGAAGAAAGAAACACGCAAAGCATATTCAGTTCTTTGCCCGTGCTTTAAAAGATGCGTTGACTGATAGACATTCAACTTATATGGCTATCGATAGTTTATATAATTATATGAATCAGTTGGCTATTGAAGAAGCTAAGAAGCGTGAAGACATGGATGAAGAAGAATTGATGAAACGTGCTGATGCAAAAATGAAAGAGATATTAGAAGAGTGGGGTGATACCGCTGACAGCATGACCGAAGAAGATTTAGAACGGATGAAAGATAGACTTATAGAAAGAGAAAAAGAAGAAGTGGAACGAGAAGGTCGTTATGCTAAAGACAAAAAGATACTCGATGCTCTCACTAAGTTTGCTAAAGAGTTAGTCGATTACTCGTTAGATAGGAAAACCATTACAGATGAATTAGGTGAAGAGATAGAATCGTTAGCTGATAGTGATTACTCCGAAGAGATGTGGGATAAGTCCCGTGCTCTCGGTTTAAAACAAGGTGGTAAGATTACATGGAAGAATCAAAAGTCTAACGAAGAACATACAAAGGTTTATTATGATGAGGCGTTAGATACTATGAAAGCATCTATCTCTCAACTTAAAAAGAAAATAGATTTGTATGGTGATACTCGTATTAATACTATTCGCAACCAACGAAGAGGTAAGTTAGATAAGCGTATGCTACATAAAATACCTCTCGGTCGAACTGACCTCTTTAAGAATGTTATTATCGATGAAGATAAACCTCTCGATGTTTGTCTCTTAGTTGATGAATCCGGTAGTATGGGAACATGGAAGATGAGGAAAGCCCGAGAATGTGCTATTGCACTGAGAGAAGCATTAAAAGATAATCAAGCTCTCAACCTATGGGTCTTTGGTCACACTGCTGACGGTTATGAGTGGGATGGTAAAGGTGGAACTAATATGTCAGTATATTGGTCACCTACATATAAATCAGATTTAAAAGCTATGGGTGCTATGAGAGCACGTAGCGAGAACCGAGATGGTATGGCTATCCTCGCTTCAGCCGAGAGAGTTAAAGCCGAGTCACCATCAATGGGTAGCAACAAACTTATGATTGTTATCTCAGACGGTGAACCATCAGCTGATAAGTATAGATTCAATGTTAGTGTGCCACATACTAAGAAGTGTGTTAGACACATTGAGACTCAAGGATGGAATGTAATTCAAGTAGGTATCAGTGGTGCACGTGAACGTATCATGAAAGAGATGTTTACTAATTACATCATGGTAGAAGATACAGACCAATTACCTACTCAAGTCAGTAAGATAATAAGGAAGGTGATTAAAGTATGAATTGGAAAGCACCCCCACACTTAGACGAAGCGGGTTGGTATATGTTACTGGCCCTCTTCACAGTGTTGTGGATGTGGATAATTTTAGCCTTTAACTAAGGGTGACAGGTAGTAAGTTGGGTTTTTTTTGTTAGATTTCGGTCTGGTTTTCTTATTTCCTCTCAGCTTATTACCCACCAAACGCACAAAGGCTTAGATTTTGAACTCAGAAAAAGAATGGAAGAGAGAATAGTTAGTAGCTTAGCTTAATCATTATGGCGGTGAACACTCAGCCTGTCTTCCCTCAGTATCAAGAACGTCGCATAGCGATGAAAGATAGGAAGCACCTTAGTTCGTCTCACGTGTGAGATATGCACTATAAGGTTCCCTAAACTGAGGCTTTTTAAAGCACACTTCCGCCTTGAGACCACGTCAAGCGAACCTCAGGACAGAGCAAAAAGACTTCTTTTTAGAAGGGATAGTTGTTCTAAGCAGGTGATACCTTTTTGGGTTGGTATCGTGAAGAGAACCCAGTTGGTCGGGCAACGAAGAATTGAGAGACGTATCGGACCTGTTGAATGTAACTCGCATGAGTAAGTCTGTCGAACAGTTATGTTGACGAGCATCATCAAGCGTTACATTCATATTCGTCAGTGAGAAGCACGAGAGTCCTCAACTGAGAGTCGTCTTCCCTTTGTGCAAACCTTTATATAGATATTTGAAATATAATGAAATATCATTTAGGAGATTTGAAAAATGATAAGAGAAATAATAGTATGGATAGATAAGAAGTTTGGTATGAACCGAACAAAGAAATTGATGATTAGACCCAGAAAATATGGAGTAAATAAAAAATGAAATTAGAACAAGAAGTAGCAGAACTAAGAGAGATGTTAGCTGGTGCACAGTTAACTGAGGAAAACTTAAAGGATTACCTTTTCGAGATTTGTGATTACATACACTACCAGATGCCACTCAAGGAACAAGACAGATGGCTTGAGAGAATGATTAAGATAGGTTTGTATGACCCCGTAGTGGGTTTGGAGGAATAATGGTCACTACTAAAACCGACGCAATACATTTCATGAAGATAATGTTGGATTGGATGTCACCTCAGGTGGCACGTAGTATGTTAGATGATATGGACTTCTATATTGCTGAGACTACTGATAACGAATCAGTTAGGGATTCTATTAAGATGGTTAGAGAATTTGTATATAAGTCATCAATAGAGAATCAACCAGATGAGATAGATAGAAAGTATAAAAAGGCCGGAGAGCTTTTAACTGAGGCAGTCAAAGAAGAAGAGATTGATGAGAAAGTAAAGAGAGTCCCACGCAAATGATGGAAGGTGAACGAACCTGTATATCCTGTGGTAAAAGGATATCGAACGCAGATTATCAGCTCTATAATGCGAACTGTAATGTCTGTGCATTGGGTATTTTAGACACTTTACTGTAATCATTAGGCTCTATACAGCAAAGCTTTATATATCTCCCCTATAAGATATATATTAAGCATGATTTATAGAGCATGGTTAATAATGCAATACTTATTAAGCATCTGTGTTCTATAGTATATATGCTTAATGAAGCATGAAGAAAGCAAAAGATACAGGAAAGAATTTTGAGAATGAAATACGCAGGAGTCTTAAATCATCCAGACATATATGGTGGTTTAGAATACAAGATACAAATGACATTAATCGATTCGTTAAAATTGCAGTCGCCGAAAAGCAACCAGCCGATTTCTTCACAGTATACAGAGGAAGACCAATTATGTTGGAGGCTAAAACTTCTCGGAATCTTACTTCTTTTCCTCTATATTATGGTGCTACCCGTTCTATTGCTACTCACCAAGTGAAAGAAGGTGCGATGTTAGAAAGAGCAGGTGGAATGAGCTTTATCTTAATACGAAGAGAGGAGTTCCGAAATAAGAAGACTTACGCAATTACACCCAACCAAGCTAAATACTTATACAGTAAAGCTTTTAAAAAGAAATCTGTAAAGTGGAGTTGGTTCGATGAACACGCCTACATTGTTGATAGATTAAAAGCCCCATTAAGATGGAACTTACAAAAATTATACGAAGAAGCAATATGAAAAAAAGAGCAACAAAGATACCATACGAAGGATATACATTACCTCCCTCAGCAGAGAAGGGTGGTCAGTTTGTAGACTTTAAACAAGCATACAAAGAAGCACCAACTAAGGTGCCCGTAAAGAGAGTTAAACTAAAGAGGAAGAAATGACAATAACAGAGTGGCTACTGTTCATAGCAGTAATAGATGGACCCTTAATAGGATTTATCTATCTCATTTGGCAGAAGCTAAAAAGTGAAATGAAAAGTAAAGAGCTATTAGATAAAATGGCCGAACAAAGAGGAATGACAAAAGAATGATAGATAAACTAAGCGAATACAATAGCCCTAACCATTTAGATATAATAGTGTTTGGTATATTTTGGACATTTATAGTTATAGAATACTATTTATGGAGAACTAAATGAAAAAAATTATGGAAGAATATAGCACCACGTTTATTGATTGTATGAAGGTATGGCCTCATGAAATAAAAGAAGACGTATATAAATTATATGCTTATCTTAGAGTGATAGATGAGATGGTCGAAGGTGCTGAGGGTAAAGACTTTAAAGAATGGAGACAGATTATTGAACAGTTCCATGAAGTTAGTGCTAAGTATGAATTTAAAGGTGAATGGTTAGAAGATTTCCATCATGCTATGTTCAGTGACTTAGTGAAAAAAGAGCACACCATTACTTCTATGTTAGAATACTGTAAAGGCTCAGCTGAGTCAGTAGGTATGATGATGGCGAGTATATTTGGTTGTCCTCCCGAAGCTGAGGAATACGCACGTGCTCTCGGTAAAGCTTATCAAATAATTAACTTCATAAGAGACTATGACGATGATATAGAGAGAGGATACCATTACATTACTGAGGACCATTCTATATATCTCAAAATGTTTTTTGAAGAATTAGATAAAGGAATGGAAGGATTAAGATATATACCTGAAGAATTACAAAGTGCTATAATAACAGCGAGTATAAAATATATGGAGATAGCTGATGAGTGTGAAGCCTCCTTATTATAAGGTATTATGGCATAAGTGTAATAGGTGTTTAACACACTACACGAGTGAAGAACCTCATCTTAGAGCATACCTTTGTGATGAGTGCTGGAGGGCTATCCCTCATTTCACTGTGGCAAAGAAAACCCCTGTAAAAAAACAGCAGACGAAAAATGATATAAATATGAAGACCATAATCTTATATACAATCGGCAACCTATTTTGTTTAGGGGTAATCGCATACTATTTGTGGTTTAAATGATTATGACAGAATGTAATAGATGTTTCAAGAACGCTTTTGTATGGACATATGATGGCAAAAAAAGGTGTGTTCACTGCTTTCCTTTTAAGGAAGATTAAATGGATATAATTCCTTTAGAAATACCAATAAGAGACCAGATAAAGGTTCTCAGTTTACAACTCTCAGTATGGATAGCGAAAGCTTTATATACTGTGTAGTTATGGTTTAGATTAACAAGGTGATTGAATGAAAAGAACAACACAAATAAACAAGTTGATGGATGCTGTAAAGCACTATCAAAAAACAGGTCAGCACAAGATGGTAAGTATTAAATACAACCCATTGAACAGGACTCAATTTAAATTTAGTTCATGGAAACATGAAAGAGATTCAGAGTCCGTAAGGAAAATCCTCCCAGAAGATATACGTATGTCTTCAGCAGGTGAGTTCTACGTTATCGGTAAAGATAATAGATATAACTTAAAACAATATACTTCTCAGTTCGCACAGCATGAACGTGCCTACAGATTAGATAGATTAGTGGTGGAGTAAATGGCTCAGCTCTTAGAAACTTTTGCTAACGCAATAGAAAATCCCCAACCCGAAGAAGATAATATAGTCATGAATTCTTTTATGACTGAGGAAGACAGGGTCAGTTGGGAGAAGTTAACAGAAGTGTTTGACTCTATCGACATTTTGCATGTGGGTAGAGACGTTATTAAAGTA